GCATATATGGAGCAATACCCACGCCCATTTTACCGTCTGGAGTTTGCTGCAACATAATGCTAGCTGGTTTGTCGATATGGTAACCGATAGCAGATTCGCTAGTTGTTGCCCCGATCAATTCTTCACCGTTGATCATTTTAAATACTTTGATAGTCATACTATTCCTCTATAATAAGTTGTTCAATAAAATCCGCTGCCTGATTATGTCCCATAAAGAATCTCACTCTTATATCTTCCATATCATAACAATTCATAGCCATAACCATAACCTGTTTATTTTTAAACACGGAGACTTTTAATATCCATTCCCCTCGACGAATTGCTGGGAATGAAATCAGGTTGGTGGTTATTTTAGCTTTCATACCAATACTTAGGTACGATTTCGTCTCCAGTAGAAATCAAATGCATTAAAGTTATTTTTGACGTACATATCATATAAAGCGATACGGTCAAGGTAAACATCTTCAGCAACGGTCAAAGGCGTAGCAGGTTCAATATGTACAGTGGCGTCTGACTCACCGTACTCTGAAACTACAGTCATATCATTCTTACGAGCGATATGTTTCATGGCGCCATTTTCTGATAGACAATGCATAAACACTTCAGTGATACCACGAGTACGAAGCCAAGTAACGGCACGGTCAAACATAGCTTGAGCGTAACCTTGGTTTCTATAATCAGGGTCTACCGAGCAACCTAACTCAGCTTCACCGTTGGAGATTGTAGCGTGGCAAGCAGCCACGAGCATACCATCAATATGATCAACACCGAACCATTTACAGTCTGTGTCAAACGACTTAGTGATGTAGCTAATAATGTAATCATCAGATACTGTTCCACCGAAACGTAGTCGGCGGTCTTCTCCACGAAGGTTGGTTAAATGATTGATAAGTTTTTGCTTATCTAATACAGTTAGTTTTCTTGGTGTCATAAACTAAAAGGGAGCCGAAGCTCCCATCCTTATAAAGTCTAAACGACTTCAGGAAGGCTTGAACTTTAGCTATGAAGTTCATACACCCTCGCGTAGAAATTGCTTTTCACCTGCAGCTTTAACAGGAACCTTCACAGGCTTCTTAGCTTCAGGGATAAGACGCTCTAGAGCGATCTTAAGGATGCCGTTGAACAACTCAGCGTTCTCAACTTTATACTCATCGCCGATAGCCCAAGTACGAGTGAACGCACGAGTAGCGATACCGTTGAAGATGTAGTCAGTTGGCTTCTCTGAATTAGAGTTACCCTTGACCGTCAACTTACCACCGTCAAGCTCTACGTCGATTTCATGCGTAGCAAAACCTGCCACAGCGATTTCAATCGTGTAGTTCTTTTCATCGATCTTACGAACGTTGAATGGAGGATAGTTGGGGATATTCTTCGTCATGTCATCATGGAATTGTTGCATCTTAGCAACTTGTCCGTCAAAGTCCAAAAAGAACTTATCGAACTCCTTGAATGTATCTTTAGCAAAGAACGAAGGGATGAATGGTTTTGTAGTCATAGTTTCTCCTATTAAGCGAGTTGATTAAATTCTACCACCCGAAGCATGGTAGGTGCTGGTTACTTTCTCCAGCGCACACTGACGGGGTGCAGTCTTATTCATCCGGACGCCTGTATGAGCAAGCTCATATCCGTGACGACAACGGTCCCTAAGGTGGGACAAAAGTATTTATTCCGCTTGAGGACGGATTTTCTTACCAATATTATATTTGGCTACCAAATTCCATTCGTTCTTTTCTTTGAAGGCAACGACTTTGATTTGGGATAGAGACGCTTTCTGTTCAGCTTTAGCAGCGACTACGATCTTTAGTAGATCCCAATCCTGAAGCAAACCAGCAATGGCATTTCTACGTTCAATATCACCAGAAGTGATATTAGAATCTTTACCATCTAAGGCAAAGAGTTCTTTGAAGTGCACGATAAAATAACGACCTTGCTTATGTAAGATATGGCAAGATTGGTATAGTGTGTTATCTTTCTTGGAAGCGATACCGATACGTGTAAGAGTCTCACGAACCTTCAAGAAGTTATCTGGCTCGGCGAGTGTTACCTCTAGCATAGAATCGGGTGTCCAGTCATAGTAAATCTCTGACATTATTTTCCACCTTTATTTAATTTTTGTTTTATTTCATTCAATTGTTCATCGGAAAGGACGCTTAGAGCTTCCTTAGCTTTTTCACTAGAATACCCGTAATATTCTTGTACTAGAAGTAAAGAGTCAGTAGCTTTGTCGGCTTTCGCCCACTTGCTAAATCGCTTCTTCTTAGTTACACTATTTAGTAAAAAGTAAAATTGCCAATCCTTTGGAATAGATGAATGGATATTCATCATATTAGCCTGAACAACTGTGTCGTGGAAAAACGACAGTCCTCGGTTTACTAAAAATGGAGAGTAGTCTTTACTCGCCAACTTGTCTTGGAATAGATCTTCCTTCGTAGCGTTAATTGCATTGATGAAATCGAATGGGGTCATTATAAACCCATTTCTTTTAGATTAGATTCTTTGATGGAAAACTTCTTGCCAGGGAAACGTGCTTGGACAGCAGAATCTAATTCTTCAAGAGAACTACCTTGAGCAATGAATGTACCATCTTCATCAGTGTATGCATAAATAACATCACCGTGCATTTCAAGACGAATTCTATCAGGAGCCGAAGCTTCTTCAAGGTCTTCCATCCCTTCAACTTGTTCAAGGATTTGATGCACACGGCGAATAGCATATGCTTCACGTGCATTCCAACCAGCCAAAAATCCAGCAATAAGTGCACCGAATAAGATTAGGAATTCCATATCATCCTCACTTGAACTTACACTGAACCATGATCTCAGTCATAGCTGCCATGATATTCAATTCATGATCAGCCACGAAAGCTGCCTTATATTGATAATCAGCAAGAACCAAAATCAAGTTCGGGATAGTAGATTGATCCATATAATCAGATGCGTTGTCGTATAATTCTCTAAACAAAACAGGCGTGTCTGCGTCAGAGTTCTTAGCAACCCATTTACGGACTTCTGTAAAGTTTCGTTCCTTTAAACATTTGACCAAATCTTTGTATGATTCAGCTGTTACATTTACCAACATACCAGAGTCAATCTTACCAGAAACGGAATAACGTTGAAGTTCGTTTAGAACACGACGATAGTCTGTGATTAATTCAGCTACAACTTTAGGATCAAACTCTACTTGCTCGTGTTTCAGAATCTGAGAAACACGCTTGAAGAACTGAGCAGCGATTTGTTGCTTTTCTTTATTATCAACTTTGAACTCAATGTTCGAGCAACGTGAACGAAGTGGCTCAATGATACGGTGTTTGAAGTTACACGTAAAGATAAAGCGACAGTTATTAGAGAACTCTTCAATGAATGAGCGAAGGGCTGGTTGAACTGAGTCAGCGTTCATGTAATCAGCTTCATCAATGATGACAACTTTCTTAGCGTCAGTCAAAGAAACAGTTGAAGCAAAGTTCTTAATCTTGTTACGAAGAACGTCAATCTGACGACCTTCGTCAGAACCGTTAATCATAATCCAATCTGCACCTACTTCTTGGCACAATGCTTTAGCCACGGTGGTCTTACCAACACCAGCTGTACCGCTGAAAAGAAAAGTTGGTAGTTCACCTTGGTCTAGATATTTCTTAAACGTTTCCTTCATTGCTTCAGGAAGGATACATTCATCAATAGTTTGCGGGCGATACTTTTCTACCCACAGGAACTGGTCATCTCGAGATTCAATCATAATTACTCCATAATAAAATAAAAAAGGGGAGAGATTTCTCCCTCCCCAAACACGTCAAATTAGAAGTCGAAGGTGGAGTCCGCTTCTACTGCAACATAATAAACCAAGTCACTGTTAGTTGACGATTTAAAGCGAGAGATTTTCTTGCTTGAAACACTAACATAATAATCACCAGGGATCATCTTTAAGTTTTCAACCTTCAGGTTTACCTTGAAGGACTTATCAGTTGTACCAACTGGTTCACTGAACGAGTTGCCTGTGACGTTCTTCTTATCGCCAACGAGGATAGTAATCTTGCCATCAGCACCCACGATGGAAACGTCAGATGATTTCAACACAGAAGCTGTACGTTGAATCATATTCAACATCTGGTTAGACAACTCAAAGTTGACTTCAGCTTCAGGGAATGTAATGCTCTTAGTTGGAGCAGTCAACACGCTTGCGTCAGCAGCGAAGTATTTGATGCTCATGTTACCTTGAGTAATCTTACAAACTTTATCACCAAAGTCCAACTCTGGGTCTTCGAAGATAGACATCGCACCGAGGAATTCGTTTAAGTCGTAGATGCCAAAGTCAGAGGGGAAAGTCTCAGACACAGTAACGTCAGACATGACGTTCTTTTGAGCGCTGATAGTGGATAGTTTGCTACCTGCTTTAAGCAACAGGTTGCTATTAATCCCTGCATAGTTTTTAAAAAGAGCAAGGGTTTCTTTACTTAGTTTCATTTAGTTTCTTTCATGGTAGTCATAGTAATGTATGTAACAATTATACCCTAAAACTAAGTCTAGGGCAAATATATTTTTACAAAGTTTTGTACAGAGCTGATTGAGCAACGAACTGCTGTTTCCAACCCCACTCATCTAGAACCAACTGGTTGAAGATATGTTCTTCAACTTCGATGATTTCTTCAACAGACAACTCAAGCATACGAATTGCACGGCTGTAGTTGTCAGCATAGTTTACAGGAGCTGGTGGCATCTTGTGGAAAGTAAACTTCGCAAGGTCGCCCGTGTTCGCAAGTTTCAGGTTAGATTTAGCAACCTTCAAGACACCAACCTTATAGTCGGTAACTGCTTCTTCGTAGTCAGCAACGTGTTTGGTTGCATTTTCTTTAACGATCTTTAGCAATTCCTTGCGGTTCATTTTTACACTATTCATAACATTCCTTAGTGGGTTTAACATTTACATCTCAACGTAGTCTTCTTTACCAACACCACATTCAGGGCACTCGAAAGTGTCTGGAAGTTCATCCCACTTACCTTCTAGTTCTTCATCGTGTACGTGACCACAAACGATACATACGTATTCCATTATTTCACTCCTTGATTAACAACTGCATCCCAAACCTGTTGATATGCTTCAGCGTGACGCTTTTCAACTTTAGCCAGAGCAGAAAAACGCTTCTCGGCCAATGCTAGAACTTTCTTAAACTGTTCAGCGTGTTGTTTAGATTCAGCGATTTGCTCTTGGAACTCACCACGTGCAGCAGCCTGTCCTTCTTGAGCAGCAATTGCTTCGTATGTTGGATACATAAC